TGATGTCTAGTGAGCCAAGTCTTTCTATTGTAAAAGATAATGAGCTGAGAGCTGCAGCCATCACAAGTATTCCGACAGCACCACCGGCGCTCATAGATTGTGAAACAGCCGCCATACTTACCATAGCTATAGCCATAGCAGAAAGCCCCTTTGCTATCTGTTCAAGACTCATAGAACCAAGTTTCTGCAAAGCTGGAGCTAAAATGTTAATAGCCGTAGCAATAGCTATCATTCCTATTCCAGCAGCTATCATTCCACCGCTGGATTTAACGCCCATCTTACTGATAGCAGCCATGAACCCAAATATAGCCCCCATAATAACAACTATACTAGTTAATCCCTTAGCTAATTCCGTAGGTTTTAAAGAACCTAGTATTTGAACGGCTTTAGCCATAGTCGACAAAGCTAAAGCTATACCGATCATCATTAAACCGACTTTTGCATCTGCCACCGAGTTCTGGTATTTGTCAAGAACTAATACAAAACCAAGAACAGCGCCAAGCATAACAGTAAGACCTATAAGTCCTGTTGCAAGTTGCTTAGGATCTAATCCAGATATCATTTTTAAGGCTGAGGCCATTAATATCATAGCCACGCCTATTTTAATAAGAGCGTTTGTAACAGAACCTAAAGCATAAATACCTTTAGCTGATTTAGCGAATTCGCCGCTTGACAATAGTTTCAGTAATATTGCCATTGCTCCTACCATCTCGGCTAATAACGTTGTTATAGATCCTAAACCTTTAGCTAATCCTTCATTATCAATTTCTGATAATATCTTCAAAGCAACAGCTAAAGCGAGAACACCTAAAGCAATCTGTTTCAACGCTTTTGCCTGGACTTCTGTCGTCATACTGTTTAACGAATTCGTTAAAGCGGTTAAAGTGCCACCTATGTTTCCAGGAAGAGATTTGGCAGATTGTTTGAACGTTTCAATTACATCTTTTACTCCTGTAAAAATATGCAAAAACGATTTCATCTTGAACGTAATTTTTCCAAGCAGTTGCCCTCCAAACAATCCTGTCCAGAGAACACCCATCATGGTCATAGCACCATTAAGATCGTCTATACCACCGATAGTCTTTCCAAATCCGCTAATCAACTTGCTGATACTTTTGAATATAGTATCAAATACTTTGCTTATAACATTTCCCGCTCCTTCTACGGTTGAAGCTAGGAAATCAAAAATATCAGTTGCCCCTGAGATTTTAGCTAAAGCTTTTCCAATGTTAGCAAAACCTTCTGATAAACTTACAGATTTGCTAGTGATTCCTGTAATAGCTTTACCGAATGCGACGAAAACTTTAAGAACCCCAGAAACAATATTAAACGCAGCTTTAAATATGGAAAATACGCCAACCATGACGTTTTTAAAGCCATCCATCTCTTTATGCGCACGATAAAAATTAGAAATTGAAGCGTTGAAATCCATCATAAATGATCTGAAATTCTCAACACTGGCTTTAGGAAATACTTCCGTTAAAGCTTCTCCTATTCTTTTGAAAGCTGTTATAAGTAATTTACCAATATTCCCCATAGAATGACCAAAATCGGCAAATACACTATGAGTAGATCTCGCAGCTTTTGCTATTTTTTCAAGATCTTTATATCCTTTTTCAGAAAAAGCTTTTATCTCATCTTCAGAAAAAGTTCCTCCGTTCAAAAGTCTCAGCATGACTCCCAAACGATTACCGAAATGGTCTATTGTTTTTGTAAAAACTCCAACACTTTCTTCTGTTCCAACTAAGTCTTTCTTTACCTGAGTAGTAAAAGCAGATATAGCTTCTCTGATACCATTAAATAACGGAATCGCGGCTTCCATAGAAGGAGTTATAAATGCTTCACCAAGTCTCGATAAAGCAGTCTTCATATTAGCTAACGAGCCTGAAAAAGTCTTATTTGCATCTTTTGCATGGTCTGCGAATCTGCTCATAGCAGCTGTGAAATCTTCGAAACTGACTTCACCTTTTGTGACCATATCGCGAACCGCTTCTTCTGTGGTCCCGAAATATTCTGCCAAATATGCTGCAGCGTTAAGACCTCTCGATTCAAGCTGTCTCAACTGCATGGTCATAAGTTTCCCCTGACCAGCTACAGTCGTAAATATCTCGGCAATACTGCTATAGTCCGAACCAACCAATGCTGCTACACCGGATACAGATTTCAGAGTAGCTTCCATCTGATCCAGATCTTTTATTCCTGAAGCAAAGAAAGAAGCTGAAGCTTTGGCTGCTTCATCCAGGCCGTAAGCCGTTCCATCAACTGCCTCGTTTACACGGCCCATTATTCCTTCTACATCAGCACCAAGACCCTCTAACAGGAATTTAGCCTGTTCAAGTTTTTCAGCTCTTATAAAACCTCCGGTCTTTATCTGATTACCAACGGCTTTGATCCCGTTACCGATTTTCAAAGCCATGTCAATACCAGCATTAGTCAAACGCTGGATTATTGTCATTCCGACTATTCCAAGAGTAGAAAATCTATGCTCGATATTACCAACAGCATCTGCTACATTATTAAGATCATTTCCACCCATATTACCGGCAAGATTATTTAAACCATTGGAAGCGTTAATAGCGGAAATCTGCTCGTTTAGTTTTTCGAGAGCGGTTATCGTTTCCTCGATTTTTTTCATAAAATCAGAATTGTCAAAATGCATTTCAACAACTCTGCTGTCAACTGAACCTCTCATCTATTTATTTCCTTCCAAATATCGTCTGCTAAATTATCAAATATCGGCTGTAGTGCTGGGTTAATAAAATCTCTTCCTGCCACATAACCGCCGGTTCCTGTTCCGTGGCCGTATTGAATAAGAATGGCAACATTATAGCCGCCCTCAATATCATAATTATGAAACGTTATAGTATAGTTTCCTTCATACCCATCGATCGTATATCCCCACGATGACGCTGCTAACTGGGTGTCTTTAGGCGTTGCATTTCTAAGAGCTTCAACTCCTTTTTGTCCTGCGGCATGAAGCGCAGGTAAAACATTACTATCAGCTCGTTTTAAAAAATCGATAGTTTTTGAAAAATCTCCTTTACCAGTAGCCCATATCTTCATAATTATCCTCTTGATTTAAGATTAGCTCTTCGTTTAGCATTAAGAGCCGCCTGCGATTGAGCCATCTCTTTTGTCATTTTCTTTTTTGGCGCATTTTTCGCACTGCAGATCTTCAGTAAGGCGAATAATCTATTAATATGCCACTTCTCGCATTCAAATGGTATTTCTGCCGATATCATCCAGTAATAAATAAGTTCAGACGTTACTGTTTCTTCTTTTGTTTTAGGTTTTTTGTCATCAAAAAAAGTAACGGTTGTAGCAGTCATTGGTGAATCAATATAATCTATGATTTTATTCAATTCGTTGGCCGAAAGATACTGGACTACATCGGTATCCTGAACAGGATTAGTGTTCATGCACTTGATATAATCCAGTAATTCTTCTTTAGTCTTTTTTTCTTTTGTTAAAAAAGGCTTCAGCCATCTGGATTCCCATTTGGAAATAGAAATCAAAGAATGTTCTAGTTTTAACGTCTGAGCTTTTATCTTTATGAATCTATCTGTAGATTCGTCAAATAATTCCCTTTCAGGAATGTCAAGCACTAACATCGTTCTGAGTATTAATATCGGCAGGCATTATTCCATTAATAAAATCGGAAGCAGCGTTGTCTTCTTCGATAAGCTCCATGATAAGAACAGAGAAAGCCTCGGTTTCTTCAAAAGCTTTTGAAATCTCCTCGGATTTCATAAATCTTTCTCCATCATCAGATTTTTCACCATAAGCAAGCAGAACAATATCTCTGAAAGCTTTCCAAAGTTCAGAATTATCTCCGGCTTTAGTAATCTCTTCTATATAAGAAATGAATCCTTTTGATGTTTTATACTGAAGATCTACGAGCTCTGATTTTTTAAGATTGAAGAAAAAATCCTTCTCTTTTTCTATACCATCGTAATTCGTATACTTTATTGTCTTTTTAAGCATAGTTAGCTCCTTTCTAAAAAAGAGGTCCCATTTTGAATTTTTGGGACCTCTTTGCTATTTAACAGTTTTTATGCCGCGTTAAAGATAGTGAATACTTCCTCAGGAAGCGGAAGTCTCGGAGATGCATTCTTATAATAATAAGTTGCGCTTGAACTATAAGTAGCTGATGCCGCAGAACTGTATGTGCTTCCGTCTTTCGTGTACAGATTGGCTTTCTTTGATGCAAAGTTCTCTGAAGTTACATCTGTAGCTTCAACATATGCATCTGCACCGGTTCCATAAAGAATGCCTTCAAGAGTGGCAAGTTTTGCGTTCTCTTTACCACCTGTGAGTTCTGTCGTATCGATTGTTAGAATACTTGTCTTCTTGAAAGAAGCCCCAACGATCGTTGGATCGATAGATACAGGAGTAGTTGTGAATTCCCAGCTAAAAGTGATCGCTTCAGGAGAGTCGTTGATAGTCGCATACGCTCTTTCTGATGGTGATACTGATGCTCCGTAGATAAGATGCAGTTTATAACCGTGAGCTTCACCTTCTGTATCATTTCCGACAACGGTCTTATAAGCAAGACCGAAACTTTTTCTGTTCTGCTGTCCGACATGAACGCCGGTTACAAGAGTGGCTGATCCGTCACACTGAGCCCAGTCATCAGGATATGTATAAGCCTCGATAGTTCCTCCAAATTCCTCGGCAGATCTCAGAGACAGATACTTTGAGTTATTTGCATACAGAGCTGTCTCTTCGGCACCTGAAGGAGTCTCTGTTACACCGGTAAGTCCGTTCCAAGGAACTCCTGTCTGGTAAGACGCTCCTGATCCGGCTACATAAAGCGCACATTCGCTCACACCAGTTTCGTAAGTACGTTCGCCAGCCTGGTCCCATACCATTTTAGGCATATTATTTCCTCCTTAATAATATAAATAAAAGATATGATGATACAGATTATCAGTGATAAAAGAACGATTAAAAATACAATAAGGAAAATGCTGTATTATAGCATCTACAATATTGTTGTCTGCTTTTTTCGTTATCAAAGTAACTTCATATCTTTTGTGATAGTAGTATGTTTTGTTATTTGCAAAGTCGTTAGATATGTCGTTCAATTTATAAACTATACAATCGTATTGCATCTTGAATGATTCCGGGGGCTGAAAATATACGTTATCTGAACCGAGTAACGTTTTTAACTCGTTATGCAATTCAAGCCTGCTCGCCATTATATACACCCCCAATACTCAGGATCAATCTCGGATACTGAACATCAACAGCAGTAACTTTCCATAACGAATCCATAAATTCGACATATCTAATAAACTGGAAGTTCTGTAAGGCGTATGGATCACAGACAATACTTATCTCATTTTGCAGAGTTATATTATCATTGAGATTCTGAGACGATTCCCAACGTTTATGATTTCTTGTGAAATCTCCCTGGTAATATCGTTCTACAGGTTCCGGCGTCCACACGCCAGGCGATGTTTCAGTCGTGATAATGTATCCGACTTTTCCATACCATTTAGCCATTTTTACAAATTACTCCCATTTTGAATATTTAAAATTTTACTGACCTGTTTCGCCAGTTGCTCCTGTTGCTCCTGTTGCTCCTGTTGCGCCAGTCGCTCCGCCAACATTGCCTGTAAGGATCAGAGCTGAGAACGGCTTGATCAGAGCTCCTGAGATTCTTGTTTCGATCAGGTACTTCATCTGGTTGTAGTCGATGTCGAAGTCATCGAACATGTTGACCTCTCCGCCCTTATCAGCGCCGATGTTGTAATCAGTCATGTTTACGATGATTCCAAGCAGATCCTTATTGTTTATCTTCTGACCTTCCATTACCTCGACTTCAACGATCTCCTTTACTCTAAGAGCAGTAGCCAGTTCGGTGTCTGACTTATACAGCTTGTGACCGATCTGGTCTTCGAGCAGAAGCATTTCGGTGTGCATATCAGCAGTAGTAAACAGAGTAGGAGTTCCGGATCCCTTATAATTCTTTCTTGCTCTGATTGCAGAGTCAATAAAGCTCTTTGCGATATTATTTGTATTAGGAACATTTACAGGAACTGAGAACAGAGGTGCATCAGTAGCGATAGGTCTGATATGAGTCTCAGAAATCTTGTCGTCGGATGCTCCGGATCTTCCATCACCGATAAGCATAGCTCTTGCGATTTCCTCTTCCAGCATGAGTCTCATCTCTCCACGGATCCACGCAACAACATCGAAATCTGTGATGTCGATAACATCATCTCTGTCGAGTTTCTGCTTCTTATAGATAGTCTGAGGATCGGTTGTTCTCTTGAGCAGAGTGAATACTTCATCCTTCTTCAGGTGGCCTTTCAGATAACCCTTTGCCCTTGCTTCATCTTCCGTAATATCAGCGAATACAGATTTGATTCTGCTGAACGGAGTGTGATGAGCTCCGCCCATTACCTTCTGAACCCAACCGGTTTCTCTCTTGATCCACTCCGGCGGATTGTTCATTGATCTATACTCAGGGAAGAGCATGTCAGGATCTCTGAAACCATAAGTCTGAGATGCAGTGGCAGATGACGGGCCAATCATATCATCTGTAGGGATCGAGTGTGCCAGAACGCCATCTTCCATGTGCATAAGAACTGAGTCTCTCAGGGATCCGAGTCTCTTTGCGTCAGCAAAGATAGTATCCATGTCTTCGTGGCTCAGATAGTTGTCCTGTCTTTCATCAGTATCAAATACGTTGTGCTTCATATCTTCGTCTTCCTCTCCTTCTGCCTCGACTCCAGCATCTTCAAGAGCCTGGCCAATCATAAAGTAAACAACATTCTTCTGTTCTTCTGTAAGTTCGTCAAATACGTCCTTTACAGTCTTTTCATTATCAGCATGTTCTAATGCCATTTCTTCTTTTCCTTTCTCCTCTTTTTCTTCCTCTTCTTTTTCTTCAACAGGAGGTTCTTCTTTTTCTTCCTCAGCAGGTTTCTCTTCTACAGGATCTTCCTGAGCATCCTTATGCTTGAGATAAATAGGTTCTCCTGTATAGATCGTTGCTTCAGTTTCGCTTTCCTCTCCTGAATGAGCAAGAATTGGAAAATCGATCGAGGCCCCCGGATTAGCTCCCGCCAATACGAGGCTAACTTCTCTGATAACACCATGCAGCAC